AGAACGATGGCGAAACTTTATTGATCACCTCATCACGGAGTCGATAGTTCTCGTCCATGATGATTTGATTTTTACTTTTTGTTTGTTCCATTTTATCCTACGGATTTGATTTGAATTACTTTTGGGATCGACTTCATCCAATCAGCAAGCTGTGGAAATACTTCAACAAGCTTCTTGCCTCTACGAGCATCGTATTGATCGAAGAAACTCTTGAACTCTTTAGCCAACGAATCTTTGTTAGGGCGATCAACCACATCAAGGTAGTCGATGACTCGCTGAACGCCTTCCTTCTCCATTACGAACAAGAACGGACTATCAATTTGATCATCCAACCAACGTTGAAGATGAACCTTTCGCTCAGCTTTGATTTCGTCTGGCAGTACCACTGAACTCATGAAGAATGGATAGCGCAGAATGTTCAGACTCACAGTGAGTCTTGTCTTACCATATTTACGCTTCAGCTTTATCACCTCGTCCATAAACTCTGTGATGGAAAACAGACACAACGAGTTGATCGTCATCATAATGCTGACTTTGCGAACGTTGGATTCATCAAGAACTCGGTTCACATTGAACAGCCACTTTTGAAAATCAAGACCATCACGAATGTATTCAGCTTGTTCACCAAATGCTTCGCATGAGGTGTAAAGATCCAGCTCACGAATTCGGTGGCTCTTCTCAATGAACTTATCGATCAAGGAGTCTTTGCCGCCAAGGTTCGAGTTGATTGCGAGGCGCACGTTAGTCTTCTCATCGCCGAACTTGTCCATTAGCTTCCATACTTCATCGGACATCAGAGGTTCACCACCAGTGATGCGAAGTTCTTTCAGCGTGGTTGATAGCGTAGGCCACCATTCCCAGAAAGCGTTGATGTATGGATTTTCGCCTTTAGGAAGATCATTGGCAGTTCGATCGTCAGTGTACGAAACACCAGTCGAAAGAAGATTTTGATAAGGACCGTTTTGCTTTAAGTCTTTGGTCCAAGTAGTTGAGTACGTAGGATTGCAGTAAGAGCAGGCGAAGTTGCAAGTTCGATCAAAAGCGATTTCCAAAGTTTCCAACTGAACGTTGTCATCCCATGGAGCATTTGCAATTTTGGCTATTGTATCATCGTTGTAGATAACAGTTTTGAGAACGCGATCGGAAATGTTGTCGCGCCCTATGTCTTCAACAGTCCAGCAATAGTCGCATTCGTCAGGTCGAGCGCCTTCAAGCATCATCTTCCGCAATTCTTTTTTGTACTTCGTATTGTGAATTGCGGATGGATTTTCTTTTATCTCGTTGACATTAATCTTATGTGCAGTAGGGTGATGACAGCTTGCCGTCATTCCAGTACCCAACCAAATGGTAGCGTTCAGCCACTTTGCAGCGCAGAAGCTACCACTGATTGGATCCATGACTCGTTGCCGATAATCAGCATACGACTCTTTGCGTTTCATGAAGCGTAGCCTACGAGGATTTCTTTCTCAAGTTTCACCGAATAGGCTTGATTTGGATGTTCGTACACTTGCTTGAAGAACTTGCTTTGTGCTTCATCGAAGTATGCAAGGTTCAGGCCCATGTGTTTGTTGATCGCATCACCTAGCTCGTAGATCTTGTCGATCATATCGCCTTCACTGACAAACTGTGCAAGGTAATCATTGCCGAAACGTTTAAACCAATCGTAGTCGCTGATGTTCTCGAGGCTGAAGGAAGTATCGATGTTCGCCATGTAAATGCCCAGGCGCGTTCCTAGGATGGCCTCGATACCATGCTCCGTATCTGCGCCGATCGAAGCCCAGATCATAAGACGTTTCAGGTTGGCATCGTGAATGATGTTCTTCATCTGAACTTTATCGACGGTGACACCTTGGTCAAGGGTCATCTTCACGCCTTCACGGAAGCCGGCACGGAAAGCTTGGAAGCCAGAGCCGTTTGGATACGTAGTCGAAAGGATCGAGTTCAATTGCAGGTAGTGATCATCCCAGCAGAAATCAAGCTTCTCGGCATCCGTCTCTGCAGCTTCGTGAGACTTCATGTTCAGCACAAACTCTTTGGTCCATAGCTTGACACCGCCATTGCCGTAGATTAGGCCGTTGACTGCGTTGACTGAGTTCCAGCTGAGAGCATGCTTCGAGTATTTTTCTGGGATGTCGATCATCATATCGAACATCTTTTCGTCGACTAGATTGTCACCATCCACGGTGATGAAGCGATCGGTTTCGCTTTGATTGGCACATGCTTTGTGTGCGGCATCGAAGCCTTTGACACCATGGACTCGCTTTGCCCATGGTGCTTTGTTTAGAAGGTCAGCCCAATTCTCTTCACACTTCGGCTCATCGTACGAAATGTAGAAAAGATCGAACTCGCTCATTTGCTGTTGCATGTTTCAAATCCTATTATTTTTGATATTTATGGATGTGATATTTTACTTCACAAGGCTATACGTATCGAATATCTTACGCGTGAATATGCTGACTTTGTCTGGATCATAATTGAAGGCGATCAACACTTCTGATCCAGCAATCAAAGACATCATGTCAACGTACACGACTTCGTACAATTTGTTTGGATCATTCTTTGCAGAAATGTAGAACTCGACGTTACGCTTCTGTTCAGAGACATTGCCGTAGATCGTCATCGCATAGCCGCTCAACTCTTTACGAAGAGAGACACGCATCTCGTCGTTGATGAGGTGAACGGTGATGTCAGCGTTCTCGACTTCTTTGTCCATCATCAGTGGCGAGTAGTAGAACGGAGCCACAAAGTCTTTCGACTTTTCCTTCTTCACGAAGTGTGGCTTGGTTCCATCGAAGTACACGATGTAGTCATTGATCAAGTGAGGACCATTCACGAACTCAATCGCTAGATCCTTCTCGATCGTCTCAACATAGTCAAGCGTTTCAGGATCTAGCGAAGCGGAGATGCCAGTGACTTGGAGCGATTCTTTGTTGATGTAGAGGTACCAATTGTCGTTCATAGTCCTAGCTTTCTTTCCATTGTCTTGATCATATCGTCAGTGACGAAGTCCTTCACGTGGTAGTGGAAGGGAAGTGTTTGGCGATAGTTGCCGATCAGTAGTTCGCAGTCTTCGTTGAAGTAGACTTGAATCACTTTGTTCCATTCTTCAGGCACTTGAGGTGCTGTTGGATCGAGGTGCCACTTCTGCAATTGAGTCTTCATGTGAACGAAGGTCGGAATTGGAATGTGAGCATTCATGTTCAAAGCAGGAATGTCGAGGATCTTCGCTGCAATAGCGAACACGACATCGGTACTGACAAACGTTGGACGATGATCAGCTTCAAGGAACTCGAAGAAGTATCGCTGCCAGTTGTTGTAGATGTGCTCTGCAAGCTTGAACAATTCGTATGATGCGTCTGACTTGTTGAAGTAGAAGAACGCGGTGTACACGTTTGGCAGATTGTTCTGAGTGAACACTTGACGGTAGTAATCCGACGTAACCTTTTCATTACGGTAGGTCGAAGCATCCGTTGCAAACACGACATCAGATTGCTCAAGGATGTTCCACCATTCAGTGATGTCTGTGTTGAAGATCATGTCAGCATCTAGCTTGACTGTTTGATCGTATGGAGACATGTAAATTGCCTTCCATTCGTTCTCAAGCTTCCAGCTAGTTTTCTCAGCAGCATCGCCCCAAGGAATCTCAACGATGGCATCGAATGCGTGAGCATATTCTTCCGGCACTTTGTAGCCAGGAGTAATGCCGATCGCAAGGTTCGAATGTTCTGGCTGGCTGATCTTTAGGGATAGCGCCAGGGCATAGGCATAACGTACGTAGGCATCGCCTTGCGCAATTGTGAAGAAGCCTTTAGTCATTTTTGTAGTGTCCTATAAACTCATCTACGAACTTCTGCAAAGACATTTTGTTCATGATGTGAACGTTATGGCCTTTGACCTTCGTGATGTAAAACGCATGTTCGTGGTTCTGATTCTTCATGCCAAGATCGTTGTACATCAGAGTCAGGCTATTTGGGCCAACTGCATGGATGTGGTCACGATCGGTTGACGTGAGAATGAACGGTGTTGGTAGTTTCTTAAACTCATCGTTCTCGATGAAGCCATTGAGAATGTGTAGCGCGATTGAGAATGAGAAGTCATTGCGGTAAAGGTATCCACCAAAGCCGTAAAGCAGCTTGTAGTAGTCCCATCGCTCTTTGATGAACGATACAAGATCGAACACCATCTTCGCACGTTCAGTCTTTTTGAAGTAGATCGCAGTGGCCCAAACCATCTTGATGCCGGTTTGATTCAAGCGATATTCTTCACCACGAAGTGGATGATGATCAAGACCGATTGCAGCATCGTTGATCAGAAAATCTTCTTCACTATCCCATACAGCGTTCATTGAAGAATCGAGCATAAGGAAGTCAACGTCAAGCAGAAGAGTTTGTTCGTATGGCGATAGATCGTAAGCAGAGTTGCGATTGCCATTGATGAACTTGTCTTGAACGGAGTAGTATTGTGTGTCACTGTAGCGACGAATATTTTCTACACCGGTGGTCTTGTCGTCAACGATGATCTTGTCAAAGACTGCTTGGATTTCTGGCTTGATGTCCCAGCAATCATTAAGACTTTTCGTCGAAGTGATCACGCTGATTTTAGTGTCTGGTCCAAGATTCTTCTTGCACATGTATGCGTTGAGTAACGCAATCTTCAAGTAATTGATGTTGTCATTATTTGAAGCAAAGAACAGAATTCCCTTGGACATTTTACCACTCCATCATCGGAGCAGTTTTGCGGGACGATTGAATCTTCTTGTATTCGATTAGGAAGTCATTGGTCACTTGGTGATAGCGATCAGTGATCTCGTCTAGGAAATCTTCTAGCTTTTCGATGTTGATTGGGTTGCCGTTGGTGTCGATCAGAATTGCTTGCTCTTGGCCACGCTGGACTAGAGAGAATACGAAGGACATTAGGAGTTGGTCGACTGCGAAGACACCACCATTCTTGGAGAACGTGAGTGATTGCTTGAACTTCAGCTTGCAGTTTTCTTTTTGATTGAAGAGAGTAACACGGTATTTGGCCGCTTCGAGGGCTTTCTCCAGACGTTCGTCTAGATACTTTTGTGCGTCATCGGACATGGATTGAACCTCTATTATTATTGTTATGAGTTGCGGTGTCCATTATACCACAAACCCTAGAACTAGTCTAGGGTTTGTGTATTGGACTACTGAGTTATTTATTACTGCAACGGAGTCTGTGTGACGGTTGGGTAAGCGATAACTGGTGAAGCGAGTTGTGCAGCTGAGGCACGAACAAGTTGCGAAGCGGAAGTCAAAGTACCACCAACACCACCGTACAAGGTACCTGGATCAGTGAACACGATTTGGAAGTGAACAGTCTTTGCGTTGTCAATCTTTGCATTCACAGTGAACACTTGATTCGAGTTCGATGGGTTTGCAACAGCGAAGATTGGCGAGAATGTTCCAGTCAAATCATACAAGCCTTTAGCATTGGCGCGGTTCAACGAATCGACAGTGCCGTTCACGCTGAATTTCACGGTACCCATTGCTGCCAAGAATGCTTGCCATTGGAAGTCACGGTTGGTACCAGCATTAGCCAAAGTCGAGTAGAACTGAACTTGACCACCTGAGTTGAAGTAAGCATTCATCGATGCAGTGTCTGCAAAGGTTGCTAGAACTTCGTGGGTGATGTTGCCAGACCAAGTAGTCGAACGAGCAGCAGTACCTTGAGCTGGAACGGTTGATTCCAACGAAGATGCGGCAGGCTTGAAGCGAGTGGTTGGGCCATTGAATGCGGTCACTGCAGCTAGAGTCGATGCGTACTTCTGCATCATAGTCACTGCGCCATAAGGAATGGTGTTGCCAGTTTCGTACATGAAGCCGTCTAGTGAAACGCCTGTACCATCTAGGCCTAGGAACGTGCACATAGCTTTGATGCGAGTTAGCAATGCAACCCATTTCGCGTTGGTCATCGTGTAGATGGTTTCAGCAGCGAAGGTGTTTGTTTGTCCCCAACCAAATGCAGTCGCTAGAGTTGCACCAACTGGGGTGCCAATGTAGCTATTGATTGTTGACGCGATTGAATTGTATTCTTCGACGAAGGCAACCTTCTGAGCAACCGAATTAGGTTGTGGCCAGATTTGGATGAACTGTGTACCATCCCAAATGCGCAGAATGCCATCAGCGGTATTGAACCACTGTGTGCCTGGTTTTGGATTGGTTGGTGGTTCGTCGCCAGATGCAACGCCGCCACCGCCAGCTGTACCAGCCCATGCGTTTTCTGGATCAGCGGATGTGTCAAAGACGTGTAGAACTTTGTTGGTAGTGTCGTACCATAGTTGACCAGTCACGCCATGGGTAGGCGGAGTTGGCGAAGCAAAGTGCTCAAGCATCTTAAGCAAGTTTTGCTGTAGGTCACGACCCCAGTTAGGACTACCACGACCAGTGATAACTAGGCTTGTGCTTTCGGTATCTTTGGTTTGCGGTTGAACTGTGAACCCTGGCACTGAGCCATCGGTCCATGTAAAATCATATTGGTCACTCATTTATTACTCCTGTACGTGCCGGCTCACGAAGCGGATATCCCACATCACCGGTATTGCGATGTGGGATATTATATTTATGACTCTAAGAAATATTAGAGAGTACCACCGATTGCAGTACCTAGACCTAGTTGTTCTAGGACTTGACGTGCATGGTCGAAACGAACTTGCATAGTAATGGTGACTGCTTCTGACGCTGAGTAATCTAGATCGCCGAAGTCGACTGAAGCTAGGAAGCAACCTTCCAATAGCCATTGTTCAACTACTTGTTCGTTACCGTCTAGAAGTTCAATTTTAGTACCGAACTTGTATGCGGAAGCGGTAGCAGCTGTTGCCAACCATGGACCATCTGCGCCGATCAACTTTTGCTGAGCTTCTAGTTGATTACGGATAATGCCTGATGCTTTACCAGTGATGTCATCTTGAACGACCAAGTTGCATGGTTCCCACTCGTGCTTACCAGCAACGTATGCTGACGAGTTGTAACGGTCTAGCTTGATTTGTTCGAATGTTAGGTTAGGACGAGTTACAGTGATTGCTTGCATAGACAAGTCAGCAGAATTGCCACCAGCAGATGCACCAACACCGACGAACGTCACACGCCATCTATTTTTTAGCTTCGGCATCAAGATACCGTTACCAACTCCTGGAATACCTACTTGTGATAGTGTAGCCATTTAATTCTCCTTTGTTGTACTTGTGAAAAAAGTATTTCTCATATATTTATAAAGAAAGGGAGAAAAAGGGTAACAAAAAAGGAGACCGAAGTCTCCTTTTTATTTATTGCTTGATAACCAATTAAGGCATCTTAGCGCCGGTTGAAAGAACGCGAACTGGGATGTAGATAAATTCGGCCGCTTTCACTGGCTTTAGAGCGATGTCGCACCATAGTTCGTTACGATCGATACGAGTCGCAGTGTTGTTTGACGCGTCGCACAAGGTGACGAAGTCGTACAAACCACGCTTGATCAAGATGTCACCTAGGAAACCATCGACCGAAGCCTTTAGGTTGTCACGAGTGATTTGATCGTTCGGTTCGAATAGGAACGGGAACGCACCTTTACGTAGTGAACGCTTGATGTACATTAGTAGACGAGCTACGTTAATACGATCAAGTGCTGATGCTGCCGGAGCAGAAGTCTTCTGACCGAACACAACGAAACCACGACCTGGGAAGTAGGTGATTGGGTTGATGTTGGTGAAGTACTGGTACAAGTTATCACGTTGACCTTGGTTCAAGTTAGTTTCGACGAACTTGGTTGGAGTGCCTAGAGTACCAGTCACGTAGCCAGTTGCAGAAATACCAGTCACCAAACCACGACGAACACCTGCTGGAGCGAACCATAGCTCTGACACTGAGTCTGAGTAAGCGATAGTACGGATTGCGACACCAGATGATGCGACAAACACGTCGATACCGTCTAGGTTCGAAGCTAGAACGTGTGGGTAGTAGTAAGCAACTGCTGAACCATTTTTACGCTGAGTTGTCTTAGCCCATAGAGCGACATCATCTGCGTTTAGGTTGAACGGAGTATCAGCAATAACGAATGCTTCGTCGTTGATTGACTGGGACAATGCCAACATTTCATCTGCCACTTCGTGATAGCCAGGGCATAGGATCAAGTTGTATTCGTAAGTCTCTGAACGAACTTCTTGGTTGCTGTTGATTTCAGCTTGTAGAGCTGTAACAATAGCTAGACGCTTAGCAGCATCGTTTGCACCTAGTGAAGAACCGATGGTTGATTCAACTAGAACGATATTGAAATTGTCGCCCACTTCGAATGAAGCAGAACCCAATTCGATCGAGAATGAAATCAAACCGTTGTTGTAAACTTGACCAGAAGTAGCTTGCAAATCGGACACGCCAGACACTGAACCGGTTACGCTGAATAGTGCTGGTGCACCATCGCCGTCGCCAGAGATGCAGGTTAGGTTCCAGATTTCAGGCACAGCATTTTCAGCGTCGATTGCGAAACCCAGCAAGCCGCCTTTAGTGCCTTCGCCAGCGCCAGAAACGCTTGTGAATGTAGTTTCGCTAGCAACGATATCAGTCACTGGAGCATCGGATAGATCGATGTTCGCGCGAACGACGTATGCTAGATTACCAATGCCTAGGTATTGGTTCAATGCGAATAGACCGTATTCGTTACGGGCATCACCGTGCAATTGACGACGCTGTGAAATCGGCAAAGTCGAGTCCGCATCAGCGGTACGGAATGCAGGAATACCATATGACTTAGTCGATTGACCAAGTGAAGTGATTGTACGAACCACTGAGTTTTCGTTTGTGTATTCAGCTGTTGTTACGCCATCTGGCTGTTTCTTGTTTGCTTGGGTAGCAATAAAGAACAATGGCACGGTAGGCGCCGACACTGGAATGAAAAAGCTTTCATCGATGATCGTTACGCTTACACCAGCACTTACTAAAGTAGCCATGTTTAATCTCCTTGTTTTTGTTTCTTGCTTTTAAGGGCACGAATTTTCATTACTCTCATAGATCTATTTATTAAATTACAAGAATTCGTGCTCGTTTTATGTTTTGTTTACGGTGTCGGCTGACCATCAATAACAGTCGTCGCCCATACGTCACCAGCAAACGGCATTAACTCGCCATTGGCATCGTATTCGTTTAACGCAAAACCTTCTAAATCACCAAATCGCATAACGATCTTCTTAACCAGATTGTCCTTGATGTCCATAGGTGGACTAATCCAAGTCTCCATCTTGAAGTTCAACGTCCAAACGATCATTCGTTTTTCTGTTCCGATTGGATAATTTTCCTCTTGTTGGATACTCAACAACTCCACGTTCGTTTGTCGAGACCAGTCATACGGTGAATCATTTGTCTGAATCTGCAATGTTGGATCGAAGATGATCAGAAGCTGTTCTAGAATCTGAAACATCTGATCCATATTGGAGGCATAGATTGCCAACTCGAACGTCAAGTCATACGGGATAGGCATGTAACGTTCCATCACCTTCAAGTCATTTGGAAAGACACCACCTTGTGGCATGATCGTCTTACGCTCGGTCATACCAACACCTTTGCGACGCTCTGGTGCCAAATCCACTTGCAACAAGTAGGTTGACATCACAGGCAACGTCATCATTTTGTTCTGCGTAAAGCCGTTAGACACCGCAGCAACAACACGATCGATAGAGCCATAACGCACTGGCACCTCGATCGGATGTTTGAACCCATCTTCTCTTACACCAGTCAGAACTTCGAGTCCTGAAAAGATGGAAGAGAATTGAGTGATTGATCTTTTAAATTGCTCGTTGTAGTAGTAATTGTTAATCATTATTTGTCCGTAATATTTTTCTTCGTTCCTGATTCGAGCTTAGCACGAATTGAAGGACGATGTGATGATTGCAATTGGCGACGATCCGTTTCAACAAACAGCCAACGATTCTTAATATGGTTCCACTGGAACAACTTCACTGGCAAACGCAAATCATCTGGGTACTGCATACGGTGATAAGCACCATCAGCAACACCGGTCGGGAATGCAGGACCTTCAGTGAACGGCAAGTTATTCGGTGGCATACCATCTTCCACTCCATAATCGCGTCCATCGTACGAACCCTTTTCGTTGAACAAGTTCATACCACTCTGCAAGTCGCTTGTGTCAGCGCCAATCTCTGGCACATCATCAAGACCCTTCTTAGTCACAGCTTCAGTGGTCTCTTGACCAAGCATGTTCAATGGAGAATCCAATGACATGAAATCGCTATCGACCAATTGATCGTAGCCTTTGTCTGACTTGAACAAGTCCATGTTCTCTTGCGAAGCGATGGCTGGTGTCGCAGTGAAGCGATAGATAATTGGCTTCCAACCAGGTGTGTAGCCTTCAGTGCTCCACGTCGCGTCAGTAACCTCCAACCACTTCTTGACACCCTTCATTGTCGCATCGTATTGCATCTCACTTGGCAATTCAAGAATGTCACCGATCACGATTGGGCGGCCAAGCAGCTCGACCATGCGCGCAAATGACACGTTGAAGATGTACTGTGCTGGAAGATCGATACCGAACTTCGTCAACTCTGTTTGGACATCAATCAGGTCATAGTGAGCTTTCAACTGAATCGAAATATCAGCATAGTCACGATCACGATTTTCTAGGAAGATCATGTCTTGAATGTTGCTCAAGTTTGTCTGAGTGTAGTTCATCAATTGGAGCTGAACAACTTCCCAAGGGTCAGTGTCGCCACCAGCGAATAGGATTGGAACGATGCGCCAGATCTGGGATGCGCCAGATTGCTTCAGGGCGATCGTCTCGAGATTTCCTGTGTTCGGTAAGTTGAACACATCAGCTCGTTTCCAAGTCACACCTCCGTCGTCTGAACGTTCCAGGCGAGCTTGCAAAACACGACTCGCTGGGTTAGCACTTTGCTTGATGCGCAGTGTCGTAATCTCCTGACGAATAGGTGCTGGCGCCGCATAACGTTCACCACCGCTGATATTCTTCTTGGTGCCGAAGTTGTAGCCAATGAATGTCTGTAAAACTTCTTCGCCAACCTTTGTCGAGACCCATGCTTCGTCGTTAGCATTGAATGCGTCAGACACAAGCGAACCGACTGCGGCGCCTGACGAAATCGCGTTGCCAGAGCCGGTTAGATCTTGTAGTTGGCCTTGCTCATGAACGCCAAGCATTCGGAACACGTTGACCTTAGCACCAGCGATTTCAAGCTGTTCAGCTACAAGGTTTTCCATGTAGGCTGAATCTTTGCTTGCACAACCATCTGCGCTGAGGTCCCATGTTCCCAATGAAAGGGTAGGAGCGTTGTATTCTGTTGCCATTTAATTAACCCATCATGAAGGAGTAATTGCCGAATGTGTTGCCACCGTTACCAACTTCAAAGTCCATGATCTGGCGTAGCAATTCGACCTGATCATCACGTGAAGCTTGAAGCAACGCATCACCATTAAGTTGTGTACCACCGCCAGCACCAGGCAAGCTTGCATACTTCGAACGGATGTTACCAAGCATCATGCGAACTTCTGACAATGCCCAACCTTGAATCCATTGAGTCGCATAGCGATCAACGATCAATTCTTGCTCGGTACGTTCGCCGGTACATTCGATGATGACCTTCTCATCCTTGTTCAAGCGACGTAGAGTCACCAATTGGCGTGTAGCTTCATCCCAACGGAAGCCAATCTCACCAGCGAAGATTTGCGAGAACTGTTCAGCATATGCAGACATCAAGTGAATCGAAGTCAAGTCAACGACACCAGGAGCATACAGCGATTGCAAGAACGATTGTCCGTAGATACCATTGTCGCCTTGACCAACTAGGCCTAGACCAGACACACGGTGGATCTTGATGATGTCAACGATACGATTGGTGCCAGTGACTGGATCGTTCAAGTAGTAAACCGATTGACCTTTGATCATTGGCAAGGTGTAGAAGCGGACGCCATATGCGTTGTCAGCACGACGACGGAACTCTTCTAGAGCATTGTCGATAGCAAGATTGAAGTGACCTTCATCCAGTTCAACGCAGACAACAGGCCAACCCATGGAACGCTTTAGGTTCATCATTAGGTTTGAACGTTCGTCAGAGGATCCATCGTTGCCAACTGGCTTCAAGGTCATGTGAACGCCTTCGTTGGCGGTGTTCGATTGCGTGAAGTTTGTACCATCGAACGCGTAAAGTTTTTCAGTCACAGTGTTGTAGAAGAACTGACCAACTTGCGCAGTGGCTGGTTGTTCATTGCCGACTAGAGTAGGACCAACGCCTGCTGGAACCCATGTGCCACCTGCCCACATCGAGACTTTGCCGGTCTGGTTGTTGTAGTACACCTGACCCATGGTAGGGTTTAGAGGCGGCGAGGAAGCGGCAGGGATGTCACCACTGAAGGTATTAGTACGTTGCTGGCTCGCGTAGCTCAGGCGGCCCTGAGCGAAGTATTGGAGCGTATTGGTAACCATATGACCAGCAGCAAAGTACACTTCATCAGGATCAAGGTTGACCACGTTCACTGATGTTGTAATTTTGTCACCATACAGCGCAGCTACAACTTGGGCATCGCCGATCATGTCATTTTGGAACATGAGGTTTGGCGAAGCTGTGTAGCGTTGACCATCTACCGGAAAGTTCGAGACGGTTTGCGCAGTGGTTTTTAGCGTGAT